TCCTTATACCTACCACCCAGAAACCCGCTCTTACATCGGGACATGGACCGGGGCATTTAAGTGGGCATGGACGGATAACCCTGCGTGGATATTTTACGATCTGGTTGTTTCTGACCGGTTCGGCCTCGGTCACCGTTTGACTGCTGCTAACATCGATAAATGGACGCTTTATCAGGTCGCCCAGTATTGCGATCAGATGGTGCCGGACGGTAAGGGTGGCGATGGAACAGAACCACGCTATATCTGCAACGTGTACATCCAGGACCGAAACGACGCTTATACAGTCCTGCGTGATTTTGCAGCCATATTCCGTGGCATGACGTACTGGGGTGGCGATCAGATCGTTGCTCTGGCCGATATGCCCCGTGATGTGGATTACAGCTATACGCGCGCTAACGTTGTTGGCGGTCGCTTCACCTATTCAAGCAGCACCACGAAAACCCGCTACACTACAGCGCTGGTTTCATGGTCCGATCCCGGTAACGCCTACGCTGACGCGATGGAACCCGTATTCGAGCAGGCGCTGGTGGCGCGGTACGGCTTCAATCAGCTGGAAATGACAGCCATCGGCTGTACCAGACAGTCAGAAGCGAACCGAAAGGGGCGCTGGGGTATTATCACCAACAACAAGGATCGCGTTGTTTCGTTCGATGTCGGGCTGGACGGAAACATACCGCAGCCTGGCTATATCATCGCTGTGGCAGACGAGTTGCTTTCAGGAAAGGTTATGGGCGGCCGCATCAGCGCCGTTAATGGTCGCGTTATCAAACTTGACCGTGTAGCTGATGCGGCAGCAGGTGATCGCCTTATCCTCAACCTTCCCTCCGGAGCGTCACAGAGCAGGACCATTCAGGCGGTTAACGGGGAATCGGTCACAGTCACCACCGCGTACAGTGAGACGCCTCAGGCCGAAGCTGTCTGGGTGGTTGAGTCAAACGAACTCTATGCGCAGCAGTATCGTGTTGTGAGTGTCGCTGATAACGATGATGGCACTTTCACCATTACCGGTGCATGGCACGATCCGGATAAATATGCCCGAATCGATACCGGAGCCATCATTGACCAGCGGCCGGTGAGCGTGATCCCGCCGGGCAACCAGTCGCCGCCTGCGAACATCGTGATCAGCTCGTTTTCTGTGGTGCAGCAAAATATCAGCGTCGAAACGATGCGCGTGAGCTGGGACCAGGCGCAGAACGCTATCGCCTATGAAGCGCAATGGCGCCGCAACGACGGGAACTGGGTTAACGTGCCGCGCAGCTCCACCACGTCATTCGACGTCCCCGGGATTTATGCAGGGCGCTACCTGGTGCGCGTGCGCGCAATCAATGCCGCAGAAATCTCGTCCGGATGGGGCTATTCAGAAGAGAAAACGCTGACGGGGAAAGTGGGCAATCCGCCGAAACCGGTCGGCTTCATCGCTTCTGATAATGTGGTTTTCGGTATCGAGCTGAGCTGGGGATTCCCGGCGAACACCGACGACACGCTGAAGACGGAAATTCAGTACAGCCTGACCGGGACGGAAGACGATGCGATGCTGCTGGCAGACGTACCCTATCCGCAGCGCAAGTATCAGCAGATGGGCCTTAAGGCAGGGCAGACTTTCTGGTACCGGGCGCAGCTGGTAGATCGAAGCGGAAACGAATCAGGGTATACAGACTTTGTGCGCGGGCAGGCCAGCATCGATGTATCCGATATCACCGATGCAATCCTGGAGGACATGAAAGGCTCCGATACGTTCAAGGACCTGATCGAGAACGCGGTGGACAGCAATGAAAAAATTGCTGGCATGGCTAACGACATCAAACAGGCCAATGACGAGCTGGAGCAGCAGGCGCAGGAAATCGCCAAAAACGCCCAGGATATTGGGAAGGTTCAGACCAGCGTTACAAACCTGTCGAGCACGGTCGGAAATGTGTCTTCTTCTCTGAGCGAGCTTGAGCAGACAGTGGCGACCGCTGATACCGCGCTGGGTCAGCGAATCGATAACATCAGCGTGTCTGTGGACGGTATGACGGGAGGAGTGAAGAACTCTGCCATCGCGATTATTCATGGCAATCTGGCGCAGGTAGCGGCGCGCAAAACGCTGTCGGCATCGGTCGCCGGTAACAGCGCGCAGCTGGACCGCATTGATGAGGTGATCGTCAACGAGAAGGAGGCAACGGCGCGTTCGCTGCTGAGTTTGCAGACTGACGTGAACGGCAATAAGGCATCCATCAACAGCCTGAACCAGACGTTCTCCGATTACCAGCAGGCCACGGCCACGCAGATAAACGGCATCACGGCAACCGTCAACGGGCATACTTCAGCGATCACCACCAACGCGCAGGCCATCGCGAACGTTAACGGGGACCTGAAGGCGATGTACAGCATCAAGGTCGGGTTATCCAGCAATGGTCAGCTTTACGCGGCAGGGATGGGGATCGGCGTGGAGAATACGCCGTCCGGCATGCAGTCGCAGATTATCTTCCTGGCTGACCGCTTCGCCGTTACTCACCAGGCCGGTGCCACGGTGACCCTTCCGTTCGTTATCCAGAACGGGCAGGTGTTCATCAGAGACGCGCTGATAGGTGATGGCACCATCAACAACAACAAGATCGGCAACTACATCCAGTCCAATAACTATGTCGCTGGCTCAGTCGGGTGGAGGCTGGATAAGGGCGGTACGTTTGAGAACTACGGTTCGACAGCTGGTGAGGGGGCCATGAAACAGACAAACCAGACAATCAGCGTGCGGGACTCCAGGAATGTGTTGAGGGTGCAGATCGGGAGAATTACGGGAACATGGTAACGGGAGGCCTCTTACGGGGCCTCTTTTTTTTCAGGAGGACTGGATGGCGGAATATGGTGTTCAGACATGGGACGCCTCAGGCAATGTAAATAACTATGGCGTTAAGCCTGTCAGCGTTTGTGGCTATCTCCAGCTGGCCCAGAACCAGAAAACAGGCTCTTACTCCGTAGCGCTTCCACCGGGTTGCAGGCTAACCTGTTTTCAGGTCATGAACGGTGATCAGTTTGGTACGAGTCGGAGGAAGAACACCATTTCGGGGGGAACAGCAACAGTGTCAGCAGCAGGCGATACCGACTACTCAGCAGGGACTGAGCCTGCGGCAGCGGCTTATCTCATTTTCCAGATCGAGAGGGAATAAATGGCGGAGTATGGCGTTTTACTGACGACCACGAGCGGGGAAGTATGGGTGACCGCGAACAGCTCGCCAATCGCTCTTCAGGCGCGAAAGACAGCGGCACTTCAGGGAACATCGGGGTTTAATACCAAAGTGACGCACACATTCCCCGCAGGTCAGCCTGTTGTCGCCTTCGTTCATTGCACGGTTGAGGTCGAAATCACTCAGACGATAAGTGGGAACACCATCACGATTGATTTTCTCAGACCGAACGCAACCGGCACAGCGTACGTTTATTTTTTCTCTATTTTCCCGCAGACAAAACCAGACTACGGGCTGGCTGTGTGGGATGCATCAGGGACGCTGATTTTAACAAACGAAACGCGCACACTGAGCGATGTAGTCACCCTCGGTACAGCCGGGGTGGATGCCAGCTCAGGATACAACATCAATACAACTCTGGCGGGGAAGTGGGCCTGCATGCCTGCCATGCTGGGACTAATTACCGGGGTTGTATCGGCTGGCGGTCAACCGCAGCCCTACTCGGCCATATACAAGAGCATGGCAAAACTTGAGGGAAGCAATACGCGGATATTCGCCAGGCCGCAGACAACCCCCGGCGGTAACCTTCAGAACGTTACGTATTCGAATCTGAGGAACGTGATTATGGCCATCAACTGCGCCAACTATGATTGATCGTTTTGAACGATCAATTTCGAATAATTGATCTACCAAATCAATTATATCCCATTGATTCATATTGTTATTGTGTAGCTTCATGAATGCCCTGGGATATAACTACTATGAAAAATATGATTCTTTGCCTGGCGGTAGCGGTATTGCTCTCCGGTTGCGCTGGCGTTATTGAGAAGCAGCAACCCGTATGCACCGGAACAGCCCTGGTCGGCGGACAGGAAAGCAGCGTCCAGATCTACGGAGTCCGTAAACAAAACAATCAGACACAGTACCGCGCCGGTTATCCCTTTAACTGGACCTGGGTGAGCGCCAACACATTCACCAGCACCACCTGCCAATAACTCATTCTGTCTCAAAACAAACCCCGCTCCGGCGGGGTTTTTTATTGCCTGGAGAAAATATGCTTTATAACACTGGCACCATTGCCATTAACGGAAATACAGCCATCGGCACCGGCACGAACTGGACGGCACCGGCCAGCCAGATTCGGGTTGGCCAGACGATGTTTGTTCTCTCTAACCCGGTACAGATGTTTCAGATTACGGCCATCAACAGTGCGACGTCATTGACGATTACACCCGCCGCGTCTCCGGCGCTGAGCGGCCAGAAGTACGGCATTCTTGTTACTGATAGTCTCTCGGTCGACGGCCTGGCGCAGAGCATGTCTCAGCTGATCAACGAGTACGACGAGAACATCGGCGCGTGGGAGACGTTCGCCACGACCTCAGCAAACCAGAATATCACCGTTACCATCAACGGCACCGCCGTAACTATCCCTGGCATTGGTAAACTGGCGCAGAAAGGAAGTAATGGAGCTATCCCGCTTACCCAAGGTGGGACCGGGGCAACAACGGCAGAAGGTGGACGCGCAAACCTCGGTTTGGGAAGTAGCGCGACGAGAAACGCCTATAGCAGCTCCGGCGATATGCTTTCTGTTGGGGATTTTGGGATAGGTTCGGTCAGAGGTGATGCAGCTTCAATTCCTGACTCAATGAGTGGAAATAGCGTTGATTTGAAAACTGCTTTCTATGCTTCAAATGGTGATTTTGTCGATAATCCTGGAGGAATTGGTAACGGCCAGTACGTTGGGGTCATCGCATTCAACTGCACGAATAACAATCTCTATAAATTTCAGATTGCCGGGTCATATTCTGCATCAGGGCGAATGTTCTTTCGATCCATGAGCAACGGTAGTTATAACGCATGGCGGGAGCTTTACCATACAGCAAACACAACGAAGGCCAGCGATGGCACCCTGAAAGCAGCGTCTCCGGTTGCTCGCATCGTTGCCAGCGCTGATACCTGCCTGCGCTCAGATATTGCTGAGGATGGTTTTACCTGGTGCGGCTGCGGTGCGGCGAACGCCGAGGCTGAGGGCATTACTATTTCACGGCTTGATGTCGGGGTTTATGTTCTCACAGGTTCGGCAGGCCTGGCGTCAGAGGGATGGCAGTTACTGCCGCCAATGGACCCTGGCGGCATGGGGGAACTGGGTGTAGTTGAGGCAGAACAAACCGAAAACGGAGGACTGACTATCCGCCTGTTTAAGCGAAAATACCTGCTAGGCGATGACGGGGAGTTCGTCAAAACGAAAGGGGAACCGATGGACGTGCCAGCGAACAGCTGGATCGATGTTCGCCTGGATATGCCCACTGATTCAGTTTTCAGGCGTGAACAGTACAGTCTGTAAAGTGACGGAGAAGATTAGACAACTGTCGAGCCGCGGAGGTCAGCCAGTTCTTTTTCGATGAGGTTTAACCGTTCGGCCAGCTCCTTAATGGCCTCAACATACAGGGCGCTCATAGCACTGTAGTCCACCGTTTTAAGATCGTTAATTTCCTCTCCTGCTGGCGTAGTGCCAGTTCCGCCAGAACTTACAGCAACGGGCAGAACCTTTTCCAGATCCTGGGCGATGATGCCTGCGCTGCGTACCGACTCCGATTCTGTGAGCTGAATTCCGAACGTGAAGCCCGTCAGGGAACATATCTTATCCAGAGCCGCGCTGACGGGCTCTTTGTCGAATTTAACCCGCTCATCTGAGGTCTGATTCATCGTAACGCAGGTGAACTTACCATCAGCCCCAAATGCAAAAGCGTATCCGTTGGACCCGCCGTTATCATTATTGTCAGGGCGGAGCTGAATAATTCCTGTTTGTCCGGAATAAATAACCCCCCTGGATGCCCCACCTGTGCCATAGAACCAAACATGAGCATTCTGATTGTCAGCTGGGGCCAAGAC